GGAATTGGGCTTCCCGTCGAAGACGTGAGGACGTCACGCTTCTCGAAGTTGTACGAACGAACCTCGCCACGAGCCATCGCGCGGATCGTCTCAGCGTCCGTGTCGTCGCCGGCCGGAGCCCCGTCCGTGCGGAGCTCGGCAGCGGCAGCGTCGAGACGCGCAGCGCGCTCCTCGTCAGCCTTCAGCTGCTCAATGATCGCACCACGAGTGTCGAGATCGGCGCTGATGCGGTCGTACTTCTCCTGCTCCTCGGCGGTCAGGTCGCGCTTCTCCGCGCCAGCCGTGTCGAGAAGATGCTTCGCCTCATGCCATGCGGCCTGGCGGAGCTCGTGCTGTCGATTGATGTAATCAGACATTGTCCACCCCTTTCAAGGGTATCGAGTTGATAGTGCCACCGGCCGCGGCTCCGCGAATCCGAAACGCTAACGCGGCTCCGCGCTAGACCCTTACAGAATAACGCACGAAAGCGGTGCTACGAGACGCGAGCGAGAAGCACGTCCAGCTGCTTCTGCTTCAGCGACAACGAAGCCGCCACATCATCACGCTGCATCTTCAACCGGCCGATGGCCGCGTCGAGGATACTGGCGTGCGCTTCGTCGAGTTCGTCACCATTCTCTAGTGCCGTGATCGCCGCGTTCAACTTGTCAGCCTCGAGGCCGGTAGCCTCAACCAGACCGTCAAGGCTACGCACCGAAGCCGTCGTAGCGGCATACGCCGGGAAGCCGGTGACGATGCTGACCTCGTGGAGACGGACCTCGCGCAGTTCGCGCGTCGCACCATCATCACTCCACGAATCGCCACCACGCGGAACCGAGAAGCCGAACGACATATCGGCGACGTCGCCACGCTTGATGAGGAATGCCATGTCGCGGCCAGCCGTCGTATCGGGCAGGTCAGCCTCAACGCGGAGGCCGTGCGAATCCTCAGACAGGCGCAGCGTACCGGCACGCTTCGACGCGAGAACCTGCGTCGTGTCGTGGTTCACGAACATCTTGATTTCGTTACGCGAGCGAAGCGAACGCGAGAATGCGCCAGGAGCGATCCGCTCCGTGAACGGCAACGGCTCCGAGTCCGAATTGAAGACGGCGCCATACCCGACGAATGTCATGCCGTCGCCCTCGGTTGCGTCGCGCAACTCGAACTCGTTGACAGTGATGCGGCGCGTCTCGACTCCGTTATCCATACTAGAAAGGGTAGCACCACCCGCGGCCACGCTTACGCTCCGCTCCTCCTCGCGAATCTGGTCGGCCTTCTCATCGAACCAGCGAATAGCCGGCGACGGATCAAGCGGATCAATACCCCACAAGTAGAACGCGACAGCGCCAGCGCCGGGGAACCCATCATCGTCGGGATCATTATTCTGCGGCGCGTCAAGATCGACGAGGTGACGAGCAGCCCACGCGCTCACACGAATCACCTTATCCTCCGACACCTCACCACGACTCATCAGCCTCGCCTCGCGAATCGTCCGCTCCACAATGCCATCACCAGCGCGACCAGCCTCGTAATACTCGAGACCACGCATCGCCGCCATCTGAATATACTCGGGCAGCGAGAGATCGACCTGCCGATCGCCACGCGTCGACCGCGGATGATCCTCCGGGAGAAGATCATTATCCGAAACGTACGCAGCATCCTCTGGACGGCCACGCCGCAAGAGGTACAAGAACGCGTTCACGCGAGCCATAGACCACGCCGCTCGACTAACGCCAGGGCGATGACTAACCGAATACGCGCCAGAGCCGCGACGATAGACCGCCGACAATTGGCCCAGCGTCGTCCGCGTATACGCGGGACGATCATCCTCATCCATCGCATCGTTATGCGTCGCAACCTTGTTACGGAGCGCCGTCGTCGTCGCCTCACTCAGCTCGACATCACCACCAGCACCCGAAGCCGAACCGGGCGCATTCTCATCAGACCCGGTAATCTGATCCTCCGGCGGCGCCGGCGCGCGCTCCTCCTCGTCCTCATCGGCACGCCACGCGTTGCAATAGTACGCGCCGTCAACGTACTCGTCCCACCGCTCGCACCAAGCCTTGTCACCCTCGACGTTCGACTCGTCATAAAAAACGCAATTACCACAGGCGCGACCCTCGGGCACATCATCCGCCAACGCGGGCCGGTAATTATCTGGCAACGCGCGCACACCAGAATCGCCGACAGCACTAGGCACCAGCGCCATAATACCGATCCGCTCATACTCGACACGCACCTCAGCATCATTCTCAATCGCTAGCTCGAGGTTCCACACGTCGAGAAGATCGCGGACCGTCTCAGACTTGAACGCGAGCGAATCAGCATCCGCCGTCGGCTTCATGTAGAGCTCGTCCCAATCGACGTCGGCCGCTTCGAGCTCGGCAATCGTCGCCGCGCGATCCTCCTCCACGCGAGCCGTGACGATCAGGACGGTCCCCTCATACTCGTCTACGAAGTCGACGACGTTACGAATCGGCTCGCCCTCATACGAGATCAGCGTCCCGTCAATATCAACGATGATCGCCGGCGCGCCGTCAAGGTTACGCTCACCACCCGGCTCGAGTCCTTCGGCGATAGACACGGCGACCATCTGCGCAATGGCAGCGTCCTTCGACGTGTGGCATCCGATCACTTCGCCGTCCTCTTTGATCGTCGCCCACCCGTCGCACTCGGCACTCTGATCCGTGATGAAGTAAGGCACCCTTACTCCTGTTTCTGGATCATCACGCTGATAGCGTGCGATCCTGTCGACACTCCATACAATGCTTCGCCCGGATTGAGCGTAATCTGCCGCTCGTCCTTACCGTCCAGGTGGATACCGTTCGAGGTCGTCACATCACTACCGCCGAGGAAGACTTGCTGGGCGCTCTCATTATTGTGGACCGTTACGCGCTGCGCCATATCGTCAGGCCCAGCAATCATGATGCGCGCCGTGCCGAGCGTGTATTGAGCCGTCGCGATGGTCATGCATCCACCTCGTACGCCGCCTTCGGATCTTCAGGATCAACCTGCGCGATAGCCTGCAACTGGACACTCGGCAGCCCCGTATGCGGCACGGCAGGCAAGCCGAGCGACTCGAGGACGGCAGCCGGATCGAAGCCCGACTGAATCATCCGCTGCGCGATCACGCTCTTCTTGTCAAGCTCGGTCAGGTTCGCCGCGGCAAGATCCACATTCGCAAGGGGCACGCGATTCACGTCGCCGCCCTCTACCGGCGGAAAGTCCTCAATCCGACGAACATCGTTCACGCTAAAGAAGCCAGCCTGCAAGCCAGTCGAGAAGGCCGCGTACCGGCTAGCCGTGTCGCCACGGAGCAGGCCGTTCACGTTGAAGGAAAGGAATGCGACACCCGGCAAGAGACGCGAATACGAATCCTCGATCTTCACGATGTAAGGGCGGAGCGTATGCGTCACGAACTGAATGCCGTTCTGCTCAACGCTCGCGTACGACATGGCGCCCGGAGTGGTAACTCCAATCATCGAAGGCGGGCAGCGGAACGTGCGCGCGATCTCCTCGACAGCGAACTGGCGCGACTCGAGCATCTGCGCCTCATTCGGCTGGACACTCGTCTTCGTAAACTTCGCCCCACCAAACAAGACACCAGGACGATGCGAGCGGCGCACACTGCGATGCTGCGCCTCGAAGCTGTCGGCTAGGTCCTTAGCCTGCTCGCGCGTCAGATTGCCAGGGTACTCGATCAACCCGCCTACCGTCGAGCCCTGCCCAAAGAACAATTGGGCGAAAGCGTCGAGCGCCTTTGCGAGTCCAAGCGTCTCCTTCACGAGGTCGATGCGGGACCGGCCACGCAACTCGCCCGGCATCTGCAGCTCGGTGATATGGATCATGTCCTCATAGCCGACGATCTCTTTGCCATTGTCGACGACGTACTCGGGACGCCGAGTCGTCTTGCTCAGGCGAATCTCAACGCGCTTCGGATTCAGAACGACGAGGCCGGCGACGCCCTGATCGTCGCGAAGGATTCGCGTGAACGAGTTGCCATTGATCAGGAGCGACACGAGGACCTGTTGGAAGTGCGCCGTCCTCGAGACGCCAACCTCTGGCAAGTCGAGCCAGACGGGGCGGGGACGATACGGCGTCCGCGTACCATCACGCCGCACGAACGAATCAACCGGCAGCGTCGAAATAGAATCCGCGATGAGCCGGACACAAGCGTAGACAACGCCGAGCCGCATCGACTCGTCCTGACTCATCGTCACGCCGCTACTCGTCGTCAGCATCAGATCATCGCCGGAGGCGAACATGCTCTGGAAGCTGATCGCACGCTCTTCGTGCTCACTCGACTGGTTGAAGATTCTATTGAGCACTGGACCTCTCGTATGCGATGCCGAACACTAGGAGGAATACACCCGCGGCGATGATACCCGCCGGCACCAGCAACAAGCCAATGCCGACCGAGATCAGAATCGCAGCGACTAATTCCACTACTAGAATGATAGCCGCCGATTTAGACACTAAAGAACCCCGGCATGATCGCTCCCTCCGATTGGATAACTGCACCATACGTGGCCATCACGCTAGCCACAAGAGCATCGATACGTTGACGCTGCCGCATCTTACTGATCTTCCACCCGCGATCCGTCATCTGCCCGACAGTCTGAAGAACATGCTGCGCATACTCGGCGTCCGTTCCCGAGTGTCGCAGATTCCCCTCGCCTAGCATGGCGTAGAACGTCTGGTACGCGTCCGCCATCGTCGCCGAGTTCTGCGGCATCGTCACCATAATCAATCCTTCCGCGTCTAGCGTCTGCGCGGACCTCTCAAAGAATCTCGGATCGTAGAAGCAACCCGCCAACTCGTAGTCGGCGCCAATCATCCGGATATGATCCTCAACCTCGGCGAGATCCACATTCCGGCCAGGCGTCGGCGTCCAGATCTTCGCCTCGAGGACGATACGTTCATCGTCGGGACGCTGCCACGCCATCACGCACGCCGTCGCATCATGGACGATGCCAACATCGATGCCAATCGAAACGCGACTGCCCGGCTCGATAATCGCTTCGCGTTCGATAGCGCCATTCCACCAATCCGCCGAGATCCACGCATTAGCACCCGCAACCCAAACGCAGCCATGCAGCTGAAGAACCTCCTCCGCTGAAATTTCAGGATTTGCGGCTTGGCGCTCGAGGTACTCCTCCGTGATCCACGATGCAGGATTCGCGAGCTTGAGGCTGGCGGAGTCTGTGGCGTCTTTCGTCGGTGCCGAATAGTTATAGATCAGCGTCCGCGCATTCGTGTTCCGACTGATTGTGAGGCCCGGCTGCTTCTCAACATCACCGACGGATTCATTCCTATCAATCATTCGGCCGAGGATTCCCGTGTCGCGTTCGTTCGCATCACCGGCCGTGGTGATCGTGAACGTCTGCGTATTCTTTCGAGCACCGCCGCCCGTCGTCAACGCCGCCCAAGCCTTCCGCTGCGTCGGCTTCGTCCAGGCGTGCAACTCGTCAGCGACAACCAGCGACGGCGAGAAGCCATGCAGCGTATTCGGATCAGAAGCCATCCGCATGATCTTCCCGCCACCATCAGCCCTAGCGATCTCGCCAATGTATTCGCGCAGCACGACTAGGCTGGCGAGCTCGGGATTCCGACGGATATACGACACGATGGAATCGAAGAGACGGCCGGCCTGTTTATCACTCGCCGCAGCTAGGAGAATCTCCGGCTGCGTCTCATCCATCAACAATCGATAGAGCGCATACGCGGCAAGCATCGAAGTCTTCCCATTCTTACGGCTCACCACGAGCGTCACCGAACCCCACGATGGCGTAGCCCCAGTCGGATCACTCGTAGCCAACGCCTCACCCATAAACTCGATCTGCCAGGGCTCGAGGACCAGCGGCTCGCCCGCGAACTGATCGATGCTCTGCACGAGAAACGTCTCGCACCACCACGCGAAGTGATCGATCCGCGAGCCCGACGCGTACTCCTCCCACCTCATTCTTGTCAGCGTACTCACTTGGACGCCACGCGAATCACAGGCGGCGCCTTCCGATCCGTCGACGACGACGCTCCAGGCGGCCGACCCGGACCCGCACGCTTGATCGCATCCGGCTCCAACTTCAACGCCTTACGCGCCCGATGAGCATCCGACTCGAGATCCCGAATCAACTTCACAAGCGGATGAACGCCCTCGGCGCCGTTCGGATTCGTCGTAACCCACGGGCGGCCATGCGAGATCCAATCCCGACGCACCGCCTCGAGCATGTCAATCGCCCGAGCAAACGCCACAACCGCATCGTAGAACTGCTCAGAATCAGGGAATCCAGACACCTGCGCCGCAGCAACGTCGAACGCGCGCAGCCCCTCGGGACCGATGTCAAGTGGTGGCTGCAAGTGGGATGGCTCTTTGGACATGTGATTTCCTAAGCAGGAACAT